TTTAGGACTAGAGAATGTTTTATTTATCCATTCTTTACTTTTTGTATCATATAATTTATTATTTATATGATGAAAAGATCCTTTATGTGTTGTTTGCCAAACGTCTATTGGTTCTATATCTTTACCTAATACAACTGAATACAAAGCGCTTTCACTTACATGTGTTGTATATATTTTCTTAGCTTTAACTAAAAAATGATATAAATCCATGTCTCTATGTAATATTGCTTCTTCTCCAAACAAATCTTGTAATTCACCAATAAATTGATGTTTTGTTATAGGGTGTGGTTTAAACCATATATTATGCTTGTATTTTTTTGATATTGCTATCATTTTATTTAAACAAGCTATTTCTTTTAATTTATTAGATCCAGGTAAAACAACTAAATAATCTTTATAAGGATATTTTTCTATATCTACCTTTCTTCTATCTTGATATTTATTAGCTTGTTTGTCTGTAATATTTTTGTTTAAATAAGCACACCAATCTTGAACATCTACATCTTCATCATTATAAGCATCGTTTATTTGTTCTGTTCTAAATTTTAAATTTAAAGGTTGCATTATAAAACTAGTACCATATGATGTATAACCCATTGTTTTATAATATGGCATTTCTTCTGCCATAACATCATAACTAGTTTCTAATCCAGATTCCAATGCTTTTCTAATTACATAACCTTCAACTGCTTCTAAATCATCTAGATTTGAATTTTTTCTTAATGGTCCTATCCTATCGTCTAAAACCTTCTTGTTAAACATTTCCATTTTATTAAATTTTATTTATATATATATAGTTACACAATCTTAATGTTTTCTAAGTACACTCTTGTACACCCTGAACGGTTCCATCATTTGTCACAATTCTCATATAGTTAGGTGCTCCACCTAGTCCAAATCTATAATATCCACCTTGTAATGGAGTTGTATGATCTGAATCACTATAACACTTGTCTCCAGCAACTGGGAAAGCATATGCACCATCGTGATAATAAGTTTCACCTGTAAACGCTGAACAAA